TGATAGTGGCTCCAACTCCTGCTACTGATTGAGCAAGACCTTGGACGCCACTAAAATCTAAAGTTCCCATGTTGCCCCCTAATAAATTGACTTCCAAGGTTTGGAACTATTATATGTACTGTATCCCCACTGTTGAGGGTTATTTGCGAGTCCCTGAGTGGGAGGTTTTGAGTTATTAAACCATCCTGCATCGTATGCAGAACTGACTACCGAACTTCCTACACCAAGGATAGTTGAGACCGTATTAAGTGCAAAATTAGTATCAGTGTTCTTTATAAACTTATCCAAACCTTCCTGATTTAGTTTAAGCTGATCATTGAACTTAGAACTGCTTCTATCGACAAAAGTATCAAGTGAATCGCCACTTACCCCGGCAGCAGCAGATCCGGCAAGGATAGATCCCTTACTCATTTCTCTGCCTTCGATAAGATCCTTTTCGGCTCTTGCGACATCTTCACGAGCTACCTTTTTGTTTTCACTGGCTTGTTTAGCCTGACCCCATATATTTAACGCTCCAGCCCCAAGGGAAAGGAACATTGCCAATGCTGTAAACATATCTACCTCTCCTATTTCTCGTATTGTCGTCTGTTTAGTTCTATTGCAAGAATACGCAGATTATAGATCTCATCTGTACTGATTTCTATCTGCGGTTCGTCCTCATATTTTCCACTATAGGGAGCTGATACTTTCCCGGTAAAACTATTAGAGCTGTCATACCCTTCAAGGTCGATCGTATTGCCATCTGCCACAAGTGATCCTCCGAATGATTCGCTTACATAAAGACTAATCCCACTTATTCTTGACTTCTTACCTGTTTCAGCAGGAGCTACCAAGGGTAGTGTTTTTATACTGGACTTAAAGGTCTTCCCTATCCAATACGGCTGATCAACATCAAGTCCAATGCTTCTAAAAATCATTCCATAGGGATTAGACAAAACTTCTACTTCTTCTTTTACCCACTCTAGTCCTACTGAGTCGTAGAATATGAGGTAAACAGTCTCTCCTATATATTCGTCACAGGGTATATATGCCATTATTACCTTACCTTAGTGTTTTTCTTATTGCTCGAACATCCATATTTATAGAGGTAGTCTTTATTTCACCTTGATCATCTCCATTTGAAAATTTTACAAAATAAGCTACTGAACCACTAAATTCTGTTGATGACCAATAATAGCCAGTGGAAAACCCACCAAGACCAGCAACTTTTAGGTTTGTATACACAAGCAGAAGGTCAGCTTTTGATGGAAGATACCAATCTGATTTACCACCAGAAGATAAGCCAGAACATAAGCTGACTGCCTCAGCCCAGGTCTTTGTTTCCCATTCTGTCGAAGATAGAGCCGATTCCAATACATAAGAAACATTGGAATAGAAGATTATTCCACCTCCTGCACCAACTTCTCCTATGCCAGTATTTGCTCCCCACTGAGCATACAATGTAACGTTGTCACCATTTATTAAGAAGGTACTCCACTCTTCTCTATCTATTCCAGATCCGTCAGAAGCGGTGTTCCATCCACCAAATATATATCCAGTTCTTGTAGCTGAGTTATAACTTACTCTTACCGTTTCACCATCTTGGTAGTTTACCGTAGCAGGAACTGATCCACCGTCACTTCCGTTCCCGTCATAGGCCATTGCATAGGTTGCTGCCCACTTAGCATAAAGGATAGTATCTGACGAAGGCATGGTATAAGGATCATCTTCTTGGTAGGTAGTTCCTGATCCATCAGACTGAGTATTCCATCCGACAAATTCAAAGCCAGAATACGTAAGTCCTCCGCTTCCTCCTGCTATAGTGATGGCCTCTCCACCAATATAGGCTGTAACTCCGGTAGGAGATCCTGTACCACCGTTGACGTTAAAGGTAAGATTATATCCATCTTCCCATCCGGCAGCATTATCAAGTGTAACTGTCCAGCCGGGAGTGGCATCGTTAAGTGCTACCGCAGCGACTAATCCAGCATACCCAGCTTCTGCATTTGTCGAAAGGTTGATAGTTCCTGCTCTTGGGTTTAACACTTCACTTGCTGCTAAATCTATTAATATCTGGTTTACATCTGAAACAGTAAAGTCATTATTACTAAAATTTATAGTTACCCAAGAGGCAGGAACGGTAATACTTGCCCAGGTAGTGAGTGAATTAGTTGACAGGTTTATGGCAGTTATTGTAGTCAAGTGTCTCAAGGCGCATTGAGAAGCATATCCTTCCATTGACTCATCTGAGGCGTCTAGAGTTCCTGTTTCCGCTTGCATGAGTGCAACAGTGGTTATTGACTGGGTAATTAGCCATGCTCTAAAGTCATCGTTCTGGACATAGGCTTCAAAATCAGAAACCGGATCACCCATGACAAATTTAACCAGTCCATCTAAATACAGAGAGCTGTTTGAATTGTCCCCATCAATAAGTAGAGTTTTGCCCATCCTGAGTAACTTGGTATCGCTAGTTCTCTCCACAATAGCGTAGAGGTCATCTCCCACGCCACCGGAAATATCGATAACATCACCATCAACTTCGTGTCGTGCAAACGCTACCATGTCGGTAGTTTTTTCATAGGACAGCGAAACTAATATACCATCTGACCGAAGTATCCAGATGATGGTATGCGGAGAATGTTGAACAACCATCTTAACCGCATTATAGGTTTTAAATATATGTGTTGAAAATATCGTAAGATCCATTGCTTGGTAGGAGTTTTCTACCTGATCAACATAGGATACTTCCCGTATGGTTTTCTTATCACTCTGGAAATATAAAAGAGATCCGGCTGCAGTAACTCCTTCAATTTCACTCGCTGCATGAGAGTTTACCTTTCTGAGTAAAAACTGACCGGGTGTAATGACACCAGATACAGCGAATATACCACCCTTTGTTCCTAGGTAAAGCTGATCAGTTATATACATCCATAAGATTTTCCCTACTCTGTCACCGGATATAGTATAAATCCAAGGATCATCATCATAGATCCCTGCACCGTATTTTGTATATTTACCAATCTCTGATCCAAATATGGTAGCAGGAAACCGTGAAGATGCACACACAAGCAATCTTCCGTGATGCGCTTTGATTTCTCTAGGAATAGTTTGTTCTCTTCCGGCAGCTGCCCTTCTGCGATATATAGTATCAACCTCTTCTGTTACACTAGCAATGGCGGTCATAGCAAGCCAATAGGCAGCTTCACTTACAAATGTCTCTCCTGCTACATGGCTATAAGCGGTTATACATTCATAGTATACAGCCGTATCAAGTACGACATCTCCTTTTTTATAATCATAAGCAGTTCCAATTATCCAAGTAATATTCTCATTCCACGCTAATGGATCAAACGGATCGTCTTCTATAGACCCGGTAAGAAGCTTCTCTCCTACCCTTAAAGTTACATCTCTCCAGGATAAATAGGGTGGGTAGACTATCTTCCAATAGAGATCTGATTCAGCCTCTTGAAGAGTCAGGGTTGATGAGTCGTGAGCTGTAATGCATTCAAACCAATAGGTAGCTCCACTATATACATGATAGACCACATCACCAATAACATAGTTTGTAGTAGCATCCCATAATAGACTTGTATCAGAGCTTTTGGTAATATCCCAATATAATTCATAGACATTCCCAGAAGCCACGATATAGACAGAATTTTCTATCTGTGCCACTCGTACATCCCTCGTATCGTCAAAGCCTAATGTAGGCCGTAAATAACCAGCACTGTAGTTCCATAATTGCTGTAAGTAAGCAGGAACTCCAGAAGCAGTGTTTATCCAATAAGCCGATATAACATTTGTTTCGGAGAATGCAAGTATTATCTGTATCTCAGTATTCTTTGCGAGGTCTTCAACACGATCCTCTGTGTCGTAAGTTGCTAAATTCACCGTAACAGTTAATCCACTTCCCGGGGCTTCAATGTCTTCATTTAATCCTGTTGCTCCGAGATTAAAAGTCCTTATGGCAGGATTTTCGGTAGTAACTGGAAAAGTACCTACTACTTGTGTTCCGTACCTCCGTGTAGTCCCCCCTTGTGGAGCAGGTAGAGTATTGAACATAGACTCAACACCTCTATGGTACACCTGTAGATCAGAACGGTATCTCATATCAGGGGAAATTTCACCTCTTGAAAAATCAAGTATTGACATAGCTACCCCTCATCTGACCATAGTTTTGTAGAGTTCCTTGCACGTATAGGATTGTTTCTCGCTTTGGCTTCTGCAAGTCTGATCCTGTATTCATTAGCTAACAGTCCGGCCAGTTCTACATTCTGTGTTATCCTGAAAGCTATCTTAGCAGCTAATAGGACTACAGTGAGCTGTTGAACATAAGAAGGTGGAGTAGGACTCCCTGATCCATAGGTTGCTGTGAGGATACCGTAATTGTCCGTATATTCAACATATATGACACTCTCATCAGTGAAAATTCTTCTGTTTCTCAGTTCGCAGTCTGGGGTAATGTCAGTACCGTTTATATCAAAGATCCGGTAGATCCTTTCCGCATAGGTTGGGAAGGTGTATCGATAAGCAACAAAGTCATAATCTGCTGAGAGGACTATCTTCCCATCACCCTCACTTTTACTTATTACTAGGTCATAATCAAGGTCATTTACACAAGTCACTACATCCCCAGAAGAACTAGCAGTAACATTATCCAAAGCAGTGATTGCTACGGCAAGAGTTGCAGCACTACTCCAGTCAGTGCCCTTTGTGAGCTCAGTATCGTTGACGGTAACAGCATCCCCATCCTCAGAGTTTGATACATCAATAGTATTCTCTTTTAATGCTTCAACTCGTTTAAGGAGTTCATCCCACGGATACTCTGTGAGAATCTCTTCCCAGCATCGGTCATAGAACTGTTTACACAGAATAGAAGTTTCGTCTGTTCCATCTATACTGGTTATAAGATCTTCACCTAACCGTGATAACGCATCATTTGCTATACTTGTGGGACTTTGCATAGTGACCTCATGTATGAAAAGCCCCCGAAGGGGCTATCGTGTTTTATTTGTCGAAAACTGGCTTGAGAAGATTGATTATACCGTCTTTGGATTTGACATCACCGGGTATCTTGATACCATTGGCTACAGCCAGATCACGCAGATCAGTATACTTGAAGTCTTTTAATCCTTCGGATGTCTTAACTTCGCCAAGCAGACCTGCATCTTTGAGAGATATTGACTGAACCACAGGCTCTGAATCTATGACACCGGGTACAAAGAAGTCTTTAAATTCCTTGTACTGAGCCTTGGAGATATCATAGACTTCATTAGCCTTAAATCTCCGCATTTTACCATTGTCTTTTGGTCCAGTGTGCCCCTCAACGCATACACATTTCATACGCTATTCCTTTAGACCGGATTTGCCGATCCAAACTCGTACCGCACCAGCGTCAATGTCAGCAGAAGTCCCACCACCATTACTCTTCATACCAAGCTTAATGTATCTCTGGCATCCCTGTGGGAGTGCAATCTCAAGCATCTCAGTATTGGCGATCTGTGTAGGTCCACCGTGAACCGTTGCAGGAGAAGCAGTTAATCCACTCATAAGGTTAGTCTCAATCAAACAAGCTGCTTGAGTTCCGTCAGCAATTAAATTACCAGATCCATCAGCTCCGGGTTTCAGGTACAAGCTCTGTCCCAGGTAATTAGGAGAAGCTGCGCCAAGATCGAATACATTCGTATATACAAATGTAGCTGCAGTATCAACAACAGAGTCAGTCTCCATGTCGAAGGCTTCTACGGTAGCAGACCCAGTGGTCTGTACCCATGTTAAAAAATTTAAAGCATCAAATACCATTTTCAGCCTCCTATGAGCTTGCGTAAGTTTCGGTCGATAAGATTGCCTCTACCATACGGATCGGCATGTTCTTCCACATTACCACAGGGTCGCCCCATGCGTCAGCGGTTCGCCAAACGCCTAAGAGTTTATCGTCTGCAGCATTTTCGAACTGGGTTAACATTTCGATATTACAGTAAACGATAGAGTTTCTTTTGCCCTTGTTAGGAAGAAGGTTCTTCGCGTAATTCAAAATTTTAAGCTTATCATCTGAATCAAGTCTTGCATCACCTGACATTGCAGAATTAATGTTCAACAACCTCTGGATACAAGTATCATCAAGAATATTAAGTCCAAATGAAGCTCTGAGCATATCTTCATATCCATCGTAACGCTTAGAAGAAGATGAATTAGTGAGTACCTGTTCACCCTTGTCTTCGTGTTCAATACCTACAGTTGCTGCGGATCTTGGATAAACCATGAAGTTTCTTCGCGCGTCCCACTGACAGAGATAAATCGAAGTAGTTACTGAGCCAGAGGCTACGCCACAATTATGGACATTTGCTGCCGAATATGCTGGAAACCGGGTTGCCCATCCGTCAATCTCATCAGGATCATCATCATTATCACCATAGATAATCGCATCTGCTTGAGCCTGTGCAATCGCTTCTATGAATCCCATGATCTGATTCTTACGAGCCTGTTCTGGATTAACTTCTGATTTCAGCAAGAGACTATCAAAAGCTGGTCGTGCTTCAAAGATCTGAATAAGTTCTCTGTTCTGTTTTGTACGAACAACATCACCGGAAGCACCATCATTGATACGTCTGGTTCCAATTGTCGGATGTGAAAGCACTTTAACACCAAGATTACTAAATCGTTCATTAGCTTCCTGAAAAGGTGCATCTATAAGAATCTCGTTATCTTCGACCAGAGTATTAACTAAGTCCATGATCATTCCATCAGGACCAATTTGTTTTATCTGTTCGGACAACGTCAACTGTGTATTACTAATTGTTGCCATTTAATTATCCTTCTTTATACATTCCGGGTGAGTTAGGAAACATCCTTGTTCCGGCAGCTGCGTGTGCAGTCCTTCCACCAAGCAGAGAATCGTCAGAGACCAAAGATTTCATGTTATACAGAGCCTTCACTAAAATTGGTGAGTTCTGCATATCAATAGGCATTGATTCGATCTCTTCCTGGGTAAGGACAGCTTGGAGCATTGTTTTCGCTTCTGCGATATTGTTGCCCATGTTATCTCCCCAGTCTTTACCGAGTTGTGCGAGTGAAGTTGCTTTCTGCGTATCAGCATCTGCGGTAATCTTTGCAGCCATTTGCTGATCGTAGTACTTGAACATTTCCTGACCTTCGCTCATTAATCCGAGCAGTTTATCATGTACTGCTGTCGCCTGATCAGGTGTCAAGTTAGAGTCAAAGTATGACTGTTTCAGTCCCTTTAACATCTCTTCGGGAATATCACTATCTCCGAGTTTAGCAGCAACGTCATACGCATCCGCTTTTTCAGGTAATCCTAACTCTTTGCGATATGCAGTCAGCTCTTCGGCCGTTGCACCGTCTTTCGGCTTAACCGTAGATCGAGACAGTTTGTCTTGATTTTCAATTGCAGCCTTGGCGAAATCACCTACCGTCTTATAACTTTTAAGTGACTCGTTTCCTTGCAGGTCTTGTGGGAGTCCTGCGATCCAGCCTGGTAGTTGAGTCCCTTCCCCGGTGGGGTTGTTTCCCGAATTATTGGTGTTGTTCGTAGGGTTTGTAGTCCCTTCCCCAGCAGGGTCGTTTCCAAGCAAAGTACTCCCTCCACCTTCATTCTCAGGTGCATAATGCACCCTTAATCTACTCATCCTCTTTCTCCTTCGGGATGGGAATTTCAAGGAGTTTCTTCACTAATAACAAAGCGTTAGGTGAATCCCATATTCCCATTTTCCCTAGTATTCTTCTGCCCACATTGCTACGGGCTATATCTGCAGCGGTATTCAAATCCCCAAGGGATAGTGATCCGCAATCATTTAAAATATCCAACAGCACTAAATTCCCTTCGTAGGTGTCAAACACCGTCCGATACAGTACTGCCCTTTCTCTCCTATTCATCTATGATCCTAACTGCTGTAATACTTTAGGATCTGCCTGGCTTAAATCTTTCGCTGCACCAGCCTGTTTTTTAAGGTTTTCAGACTGCATCTCTTCTTCTTGCTGCTGCGCTCTCTGTTGAGCTATTTGAGCCATTTGACGCTTAGTCCTTATAGCTTTGTGAGGGAAGGTAGACTTACTAAGTAGCTCTCTTGCATACTCTTTGAGGTCTGCAACATCGAGTACTGATTGATCAAACTCAGCCATCTGAAAAAGTTTCTGAACCTCTGCATAGCTCATCTGGTTATCGTAATGCCGGTCTCTGAGGGCAGACATAAGGTTATTGTAATTAATCTTTACAGATGAGGTTTGAAGGATCTGTGATACATCTTCGGGAGGAGGTTCTACCCATCCTAATTTTTTGGCATGATAGAATACGAGATCAAATAACTGATCGAAGAATTCGCTCTCAATGCGTGCGGTAGTAGGCTCCATAACTGCAGCTTTCTCAGCTTGCATTTCCATGACTTCTGTGGCCGTCCTTTTGGAGTCCATAGAGTTATTGAGCATAAGAAACATATCAGTCATGAAGTGATCTTTAATTTTAGCTTCAATTGAGGCCTGTACGTCTTTACCCACAGGATACGAGCCACTGGTCTGTATAGGGGAGACTATCCGGGAGGGGTCTGCGTATGGATTCATACCACCAGGATTGATGTCAAGTAGGTCCATTTTCTCTTGTGGTACGTTCCATGCAGGGTTGAGAAAATATTGTGAGGCGTCAAGTAGGTCTTTGCTCAATAGATTACTTCTGAGTACGTCAGTTAGTGCATCATGGGCAGGACCACGTCCGTATGTCCCACCATGTTCTGTTGACCATCTCCAAACGATATAAGGGAAGACATCAAAACCTGATTCCTCAAGCAAATACTTCTCAGCTTCAATTACCCATATAGATGCGTATTTCTTATTTTTCTTGTCCCATTTAGTAACATCCCGATCGGTACGTGGGAATGTTTGATGAATGATCTTTATCTCTTCATAGGGAGAGTTTTTAGCCTTTTCCAGAAAGCTGACATCAGTGATCTCCCAGCGTTTAGCAACATCCCGGTAAGCCATCATCATCTCTCTACTGACCGTATCTACCTGGTATTGATCATTAGCTGCAATGTACACATTTTTAGGATGACAGGCATGGAATAATAACTTTTCATTGTTGATTGGTTCTATGTACGCAACGAGTGTCGCAATAGTTGCTCCAGTTCGGAAGCTTTCGTTGACAAAGTCGTAAAAGTTTGATTTATCGAAAATCCAGTTAAATAAATTCTCTACAGATTGGAGGTAGGGTCTCGGTTCAGATCTTCTCACACTGTAGGTATCCAGTTCCAGGTTGAAAAACTTACCCTTGCGAGCCATGTATCCTTGGAGGCCATTAGCTAACACCCTGACCGCACTAATAGCAGTACCATCGTATATGTCAGAGCTTGCTTTTGCCTTATTATCCTTTATTTCGTCCCAGAAGTTTGTACCCGGTGTAATGAACTTTGTGATGTCTTTCCACTCCGCTTCGTAGGGAGTACGGAACTTAATAAGGCTGCTGTGTTTCTTAACTATTTCCTTGGCCAGGTCACTACTTTGCATATTCCTATGATAGCTTATAATTTACGGCTATTTTTGATAGTGGTGCATTTTCGACACCACCCTAATAAAATGCTTGACATATCAACTTGTAGGGTTTATTGTATAGTAGTCAACTGTATTGGTTGATAATATTAGATTAAGGAGAGTGAACATGAAAAAGATTATCAATGGCAGGATCTATGACACAAGCAAGGCAATACTGATCGGGAAAGAGAACAATGGCCTATCGCACTCAGATTTCAACTGGTGGGAAGCAGGACTCTATAAGACTCCGGTATCCGGTAAGTTCTTTCTTGCAGGATCAGGGGGAGCTATGACAAGGTTCTCGCGTACTATTAGTCAAAATGAATGGTGTGGTGGGTCGAAGGTTATCCCAATGGATCAACCAACGGCATTACAGTGGGCTGAAAGGTATTTGGAACCTGAGCAGATTGAGCAGCACTTTGCTGTGAAGTAGTTTAGTTTACAACTCCCGATAACCATGCTATTATGACTTACATTGTTATTTCCTTAAAAGATGCTTTTCATGCAATTCCGCTATCCAACGTTTCACTGGGTAGCGGTTTTTTTATGA